TCACTCTGAGGATAGAATGTAGCGGGATTCGGTCTGATGCGAACTTGGTAATTTTCTGTTCGGAGATTCCTTGGCCTCGATCGTTGATTTGAATATAGTGTAGGATTTCATCCATGGCCTGAGCATCGGCGTTAGTCGCACCGGCCTTGAAGATCTCGATCATCGTAGATTCAGCTTCGAGTAGCCAAGACATTGCTCGGTTGAAATCATCGCGGGTAAGGATTAGGGCGTTGGATCGATCGATTGCAGAGATGATGGAAAGCTTGTAAAGGTGCGTTCGCCTTCGCGTAACATAGTGAATAAGTTTAGGGTGATTGGGTATAGGAGGCTCTCCCAAAGCTCTCCAGTTATTGACGCATTGCCGATAAGCTTCGGTAACCTCAAACTGCCCGACAAGGCCGTTGATAATAGCAAGGTCTGCCGCGAGTTCAGGCGAATAGATTTCGTCTTGATCTGCAAAGTCATCGCCAAGGATCCTTTCATCGGAGAAGATCATTACCAGCCGAGAGGTAAATCCTTGGCCCCAGGCTTTATCCGGCATAAGTTCAGTTAGATTCTGCGGAGTTGACCCGCAAAGAATATTGATTTGAGGGGATTTGATTTTGATATGGATGTCAGAGGTTCGACGAACTTGTTGATACGGTCCGGGATCGTAGAAATGTGAAAGCCCGTCGATCATTTCGTTATCGTATTTATGAATGAAGGCTCCAAGTTCGTCGACGCAGATGAACATAGAGTTGTATTCTAATGGATCTTCTTGCGGACGAATTAAAACCCGCTTGGCTTTTACCAGCGAGTCCACCATAGAAGCAAAGGTCATTGAGATCGGCGCGAGATGAAACTCTGGAAGGGCTTGAACATAATGTCGGCCCTCGTTTATGGTTCGAGTTTTCCCGACTCCCGGATGGGCGGTTAGCATTATATACATATTCGGGTAAAGTGGCCGAGTGGTTTTGATCCACACCTTTTGTTCTAGTGTTGCGGCGATTGTGGCGATCGCGGTCCATCGGCGGAATATTTCAGGCGAGTTTAAGCTAGCGGTTTGGTCTATGAATGATTCGATCCAAGACTCCAGCCGTCTTTTGCCGCTTTCGTTCGTCGTGCCCATTGTAGCTTTTGAGTCCATTGGGGTTTTTGTTAGCATCAAAGTGACCTTTATTCCACCCTACTTCACAATCATATGGAATCCGAAGAACTCGGTTGTGCGCCAATGGCACATCAACGATTAGGTCCTTCATTAACATCGGGATGATTTGATCTTCGTCCGCTTCGCGATACATGAAAGTGATTGCATCGTGGTCATCCATTGCGATGATGACATAGTTCTTTCGCCAAATACGCATCATCGCAGTGGAGACAATATCACGAAGAGTCGATTGTGGATCATAGGCGATTGCTTCGCGAAGGGTTTTTGGATCATTTCGTCGGCCAAAGAACCAACGCTTTCGGCCCATGAGAGAGATCAGAAAACCTTGCTTGCGGAGGGTTTCATCTACCCAAGCTTGCCAGAGTAGATGGGAAGGAAAGGCTGCGAAGTATTTTGGTTGGAACTGCCGAACAAGGTCGATTTCTACTTTGGCTTGTTCGGCGAGGGTCGCAGGTTTACCTCCATAGTTAGACCCATGTCCGAGTTTTTTACACATGAAGCGGTAAGTATAATGTCGGTAATAGGGAGACTCTGCAATTGTTTTATCAAGTTTAAGGTTTCCGGTCCAGGGGAGAGTTGGCCACATAATTCTAGCCACGGCCGTATGAGGATCTCCAGACTCGCAGGCTTCCAAGAACTTTCCGTCATGGAAGAGGTTCCATTCGATAGCTCCAACGGCGAAGGACTCTCCGGATTTAGCATCGCATTTGGCGAATTTAAAACCTGGGTCAGAGATGAATATGCTTCGCAGAGACTCTTCAACGTTCTGAAGATTACCGCCAGTTCCGAATTCTGATAGGGAAGACGAAAACCGGCCGGTTGACGTTCCAGCAATATTATAAGACGTTCGAATTCTTCCATCGTCATCAATTGCTGTTTTAAGAACGGATATTTTATCACCAAGCTCTGTAAGAGTGTTGATGTGTTTGACGATTTGTTGGGCGATAGGGTAGACTTCAAGCTTTTCTCTTGCGGCCCGATCGGTTGTTGGCCGACCGGATTTGCGGATCGGAGGTATTCCGAGAGTTTCATAAAAGAGTCTGCGTAAGTCGGCATGGGATCGCCAATTAAAGCTTGCGAGGCCGACCCCTTCGAATACAATGCGATTAAGCTGTCCTTCAAGCCGGTCGATGATTTCGAAGTATTCGTCGATGCAATTTGCCTTTTGCTCATGATCAACCAAGATCCCTCTACAACGCATTTCCAAAGTCGGTGCTTGAAGGGACTTGGAAAGTTCATATGTAGCTCCTGTGTGTTCATCAAGTTGAGGTAGCATTGCATCGAGACAGTCTCGGGTTACGAGGCAGTCTAGGCCGTTGTAAGTTTGGTCTTTGTCCCATTCTGGTAACGCATCTAAATCCTCTTCATGAGTTTTGATTATCCTCATTTCCCAATCTCCGTTGCGGAATAGTCCTTTATAAATCGCTCTTGGCCTTCCTTAAACGTAAAGCCCCAGACTCGATGTTGGCCACAAACGTAAGACAAATGCGGCCCATATTTTTCAATATCGAGGGATTCCGGCCGCATTAAGAGAACCGTAGTCATCGCCATATGGCGGGAGTGAACTTTGTCTTTGATTTCTTCAAGCATCACGTTTGATCGTTTCATCTTTTCGCCTCATATGTTTCCAGGATTTTTCATCGGAATAGATCGAACCTAAATATCCGAGGCCTTTGAGACTCTCTGGTTGAAGGGCATGGGATAGCAGCATTGTATCTTCGGCCGCGCCCATTGTCCGAATCCCGTAGGCTCGCCAGAGGAAGGCGATGTCATAGGCTCCGTTCTGGAACAGTTTTCGAATAGTTCCATCCTCAAGAATCGAGCGGATAAGATTCCAGACTCGACGTTCATCCTCCCGAGTAGGCCAATAGCATCCAGTTTTTGTTCGTCCGTCATCGAATGGAATAACAATTGCGAGTCGAGTGCTTGGCGCGAAACCAATGCATGTAACACGAGATCCGCTTGTTTCAATATCGACAGAAAGTATGTCGCAGCTTCGGCAGAGTTCGAAGAAGGTGTGAATATCGGCGATTGAGGGTTCGATCCAAATTTCTCTGTAGGGGCGTCGAATGTCGGCATAGGCAGATTCCCTTTTGGCTTTCATAAAGTCGGCGATTGTGGTTGGGCGCAAGCTCCAATCACGAATTACGGCTGCGGGATGGTAAGTAGGTAAGAGCTTATAATCAGCAACGGTATGAGTGGATATAAGAGTGGTGCCACGGATTTTAGAAATACCTGTTTGTCCAGCCAAAGCCCATAGAGGGGTATTGCCAAGGCAAACCACCAAATTAGGATCGCGAGTAAGTATGTCATTGGCAAGGCGCTCCAATTCGGGTTCGAATTCTTGGCGAACGTATTTAGATTTCAAAAGCGGCGGGTAGCCTGGAATTGCAGAGGCTTTTGGTCCGCAGAAGAATTCGATGTCATTTCGGGGAGGGTGGATGGAAAAGACATTGGTTCGGTAGATTTCTGGGTGAAGTTGCCAGATTGCGTCGATACAGGTTGGGTCAGATTGGGAATAGTATCGGTGGATGTAGTCGCGATCGAATTTAGTTAAGGTTAAGATCCCAGATTCGCCAAGCATACGAATTAGTTCGGCGCCTGAGGGTCCAACGAAATGAGAGCCGAGGCGTTCCTCGGCTTCTCCTGGGGCTTCGCCAACTAAAAAAATTGGTTTAGGCATTAAAATCACCTAAACTTTGTAGTTGTTCTAATTCATAACCAAGTTTATCCATAATATCTGCTACACTAACATCAGCTGTGCGAATAATTGTTATTCCATTTTGAACAACAACACGATAAGTATTTTGATCTATACGAGAGACGAAGAATTGAACTGAATCAGGCATGTCACTCTCCTATAGGGGAGGATCGCACCCTCCCCTGAGTTTTAATCCGCCGGGAGGGTTCTGGCCAGGTCGGCATAGATCTGGGCGCCGTCATCTGATGACCGATGCTTTACCACGGCACGAACCTGAGCATTGACGACCTCATCGTTTCGTTGGCGACGGGAGGATTCATCGGCAAGATCAAGACCACAATGCACGTGGAACTCGTCGAGACGGTAGGCTGCATCCTCGGTTAGATAGAACGTAGCCCAAATGGTTTTGTTATCAAATCCACCCATTTCGGCGAGTTCTTCTTCGTCTACATCAGCTTCTGCGGCAATGGGTCGGAGGGTAAACATAACGAATGGCGTGCCCTTTTTTGAGGACTTGTCATAAGTTGGCTGACCGCCAACGACGCAAGTATAGGTTCCAACCGGAAGGGGCTTCGGGCGATCGACTTCGGTAGGGGCTTCATCGAGGATTGAGCTAAAGTTGGGGTTGGTCATGATTTGGGTCCTTGTTGGAAGTTCAGGCCTTTGGCGAAGTTCAAGATGATGTTGTCGAGAACGGCGATGGTTTCGTTCAGAGTTTTGGTTGGGTGTGGGATTGATCCGAAGGCGCATCGGTATTGAACGATGCTGTCTATGGAGATTTGGTTAGTTGGTGGAAATGATTTGTAGTCGTTCATTTAGTTTCTCCAAGTAACTGCCTTAACCGCCCACATTTGAGCGGTTTGAGCTTCGGTTATGGCGATAGAACAGAGGCGAACCATTTCAGGATTACCACCACGAGTTATATACCCTTGGCGAAAATCGTTCATGATGTCAATGATAGCAGCATAAGCTTCCTTTAGCTTATCTACATCACCATTTGCTGATGGATTGAATGATTTGCCAACAGCCTTCTCACCATACGTAGGCACACGATCTTCCATGATTACACCCTTTTCAAAGTTAGAGTCTTGGGACGTTCAACGATCTTCATCGGCGCGTCCCCTCTTAACGCCGCGAAGAATTCTGCCAACCCAGTTTCAATCGGAAGGATTTTTTCCTTGAAAGCGTCGGGTCGGGTATTGGCTAGGTCAATCATTGAGGAAGAGTTGAGTTCGATAACGCGTTTGCCAGCACTGTTTTTGTAACGAACATAATTCGGAAAGTATTGAGGGATCTTCGGGGAAAGTTTTTGGCCCACGCCTTGCGGAAAGATTTTCGTGGTTCCATCAGGAAGATCGATGTAAGTTCCATGAGCAATGACGATTAGATTCACGCCAAAAGAAGAGCCGGTAAGCATGGCCAAGACCTTCTCCACGTCATTTTGAGCGTTCCCATATACAGCTCTTCCATCGTAGTCTCCACTCTTTCCCGTAGGGATAATGGACTTATGAAAATCGTAAGCCGCATCGCAGAGTCGAGATAGGCTATCGACCACCAATATGGTATCAGGCCCCCATAAGGCAGGCTTACCAAAATCTACACCGTCGTATTTCCAGTTGTCGAGCATTTTGATGATGGAAATCCAAGCCTTGGGTTTGCCATCGATGATGGAACCTGCTGGACCGGCTTTGTATTCATCGCGGATAGTGCGAAATTCAACGTTATCGAGGGATTCAGGACATTCTTCGAGGCATTTGTATTTTAGAATGTCGAGAAGATTGTCGAGATCGAGGATTCGGAGTTTGTAACCGGCCTTGACTAGGGAGACTAGCGAGCCGGTTTTACCTGATTTGCTATCACCAAGTAACAGCAACTTCGTATAGGAGTTAGATTGATGGTTGGTTAAGCTTGGCATCTGGTTTTCTTTCAAAGTCTTGGCAACGAAACCGAGAGTCAGTTTCGGTCATAGCGTTGAGAGAGTCTAATGTTGAACATTCTCCGATGTATTCGGTTCGGCGTTGCCAGTGGATGCAGGTTTCACAGCAGTTTGGCGGCCAACGTTGCCAGGAGGGGAGGGGTTCAGTCATCGGCTAGCTAAAGGGTTCCAACGCTGATCGAGTTCAAGTTTAACAAAATCCGCTTTCAGAAACATCTCACGGACTTCCGGGGACTTCGAACATACCCCACGGAATTTACATCCGCCGAATTTATCACAAGCGGTGTCGTTCATCGGCCAATATCCAGCTTCGGCGAAGGCTTCGGCGGAATTCAAATGCAGATGAAGGTCTAGTAGCCATTCATCGAGTTGGTCTTGAGTCCGATAGGTGAAACCTCGAACGAACCGATGTTCTTTTTCGAGAAGGATCTGTGCGGCCGAGATTATAACTCCGCGGATTGGGGCATTGAGGACTACTTGCCCGGCGAGGGTATAAAGAGTCATTTGATTATTAGGTTCATATTGGTTGAAGTAATAATCTCCGGGGGCGGAAGTGGTGGTTTTATGATCCATGACGAAGAGTTGATCGTTGAAGGTTACGACTCGATCAAGATGGCCACAGAGGATGTAGGGTTGGCCCATACCATATGGTTCAATTACCTGATAACCTTCCGGCCCCCAATCAAGCTCAAACCGAAAACTCAATTCCACCGCCGGTCGACCGTCGGACATTATATAGGTTTCGGTTGGGTCGTCAACGAAATAGTCAAGATAGTCCAATACAAGGCTAATGAGAGTCGCACGATTTTTGTATTTCCCAGCTTTGGTAGATAGATCCATAACCCAATCAGCCGTTGTCCGCAGAATTTCTGCGATGACATCGTGAATCGAATCTTCATGGGAGACTCCATTGGCACGGGATCGAGCGTAGGATTCAAGGGCGGAATGATAAGCAGTGCCAAAGGCGAGATGGATGGATTCGGACTTTGGCGACCAGCCTTCAAGCATGGTATATTGGTAGAGTCTGGGGCAGGTCTTTAGATAGCCGATTGATGTGCTGTCCCAGGCGAACTGGATTTGGGTTCCGGGAAGGAATGGGGAGATGGTTCCGATCATGAGTAAGGATTCGTCAACCATCACCCTCTCCTATCACAAACAACCGCTGGCTTGGATTCTTTAACAATCTTTTTCGTGATTGCAGATATGTCTACGTTCGCAGAGGAAGTCCGAACGGGTTTTTCGCCTGAGGCTTTCCGTGCGCGTTGATTCCGATGATAGGCGATAATTGCGTCGATGTCTTGGGCGGATAGGGACATTGGATCGCGAGACATTAGTTCGTCAAGGTCATTGGCCATTGTAGTCTTCCATGTCTTTAAGTTCTTCTTTAGAGAGCAGACCGTCTACTTTGGCGGTCTTTAAAAACTCACAATACGCATCACTATACCATTCCCAATTATCTACACCACTATCTTCAAGAGCTTCAAGAAACAACTTTGCGCGCTTGAGATCATTATACTCTTTTTGAGTGATTGTTATATCAGACATCTTCATCTAGCTCCCTTCGTTGAATTTCACGAGTGCAAGCGTCACGAAACTTTATAGCTTCACCAACACTTTCCCACCATTCATCAGCAGATTTAATTTTCGAATTCCAATAATCACGCTCAGCTTTTAATTGTTCGATAGTCTGGCTTTGCCAAGGGATATTCGGTATAGTTGCTAAAGATTCAGGTAACATTGTGATCCTCTCCTGTTTCATCTAGCTCCACTGTTCGCTTTACGATCATAACCGTTTCCAAGGTTGATGGAATGGTTAGAATAAGCGGCGCATATTTCTGAATACCTTTCGTAAGTTCATGTAGGTTACAAGTCAACGCCTTAGGATTGTTGGTAGTCACGACAAGACCGAGTTCCTCGGTT